CTCTACCCAATCTTGCCAAACGACCGCCAGCTTTAGTTGGTGGAGCTCCGGGTGCTCCTCCAGGAACATCTGGGGTGCCGCCACTACGAAGAAATCCTGGAATCAATCCTTTCAAGGCACCACTAATTCCAGAAACTAAAGTTCCACCCAATCCCCCAAGAATACTTCCAATGTTTCCTAGCAAGCCCTTACTATCAAGAGTGGCACTTTCCATGTCCTCAAGATTTTCATTTGTTTCTTCCAAATAATCTAAAACTTTTGTTTTAAATTCATCTGTTTCGGTATCAGTACCACCCATCATTTTACTTTCTAGAACACTGGCTCCTGCTCCCCCAGGCACCATGCCAGCTTGTACACCCTTACCAGCTTCATAGGTGTATCCTGTGGCCTCATCTTGTAATTGTTTACCCATCATGCCAGAAGCAGGTTGGAATCTTGGATTTAATGCACCTGAAGGCATGAATTCATCAATTCTTCCTCCTTTTGTGCCAACTCTGTATCTACCCATGTCATCTGACTTCACACGAAGATGTTCTGGTGTATCTTTTAAACGAGCTGCAATGGCGGCTTTTCTTTCATTTTCTTTTTCTTCTTTGGCTCGTTCCAATGTGCCAGCAATATCTCGACTTCCACGTGCTGCCGTCATTTTATCTTCCAATGACATCTTGCTATCTAAACCAAAATATTTTGGCACATCTCCACGAAGTCCCTTGTCTGGCCCAGTTCCCACAAACGCCTTCAAGAAACCACCCACACCTCCGCCAGCATCTTTCAATTCTTTGGCATCAACACCCAAGAATTTGGCAGCCATTTGTCCCATGGTGCGTGGCACTTTGGCGGCGGCAGTTTTATCATATGCCTTGCCCGCTTCACCTTTCAATGCACCTATTTGTCCTTCTAGAGCTTTTCTTTTTTCTGGGTCCGTTTCTTTGCCTAGTTGGTCTTCTAGATCCAAAATGGCAGTTATCAATTTCTCTAGAATTTTTTCAGATTGTGCTTCTTGGTCTTTTACAGTTTCAGGAATTTTAGACAATTCCTCAATCATGTCTTTGAATAACTTATCCATTCCTTCAGACAAGGCTTCAATGCTCACAGCAACAGAGGAAACAGCAGTAGCCATTGCTTGATTTCCTTCCACCTCTTTGGATTGATCCACGAGATTTTGTTGAGCAGACAACACTCGTTTCCGAATGTTGTTTGCCATTTCTTTCTTTTCTCTACGTTGACGTGGTTTTGCTGAAGTTTTTCTAGCCATTGTTTACCTTACTGTTCGTTGTTTTTCTTTTCCAAGTACTGTAACAACATCCCAATATATGTTTCTCTTTCCCATGGCATCATGTTCTCAATTTCTGTTAACGAGTACTTGTGAATTTGCATCAACAAAAAATTGGTTTTATAAAAATTGACCATGTTGTCGTGAGAAAGATTTAGGCGAAAAAATGTTGTACACTATTCACCATCAATGTGTTGTCACTTTCACACTCAACACATTTAAAATCAATCTGTTTAAACAACACAGGCATATCTTCAAAGAATTGCTCAAATGGTTCAAATTGTTCTGCTGTCAAGTTGTCAACAAATTCACGAAGTTCTTGATGTGTTTTACCTTCATTGATGAACACTTCATCATCATTGTAGATTTTCGTGATGCAATCTGCCACAACATCATATACAGCACCATCATCTGATGTTTCAAACAAATGATTGTAATGATGAATGGTAGGATACTTCAATTCAACACGGACTGATCCATCAATGTTGATAACTTTTGCTTTCTCTTCCACCAATCGAACTTCAAAATCATTGATGGTCAATGTTTTCAAGTGCTTGTGATTGCATTTTCCACAAATCAGATATAAATTGATTTCATCACCGATAGATTTGCTACGAATTTGTAGAAACATCCATTGAATGTCTGCTAAACAATATTCAGAACTTTTCACTTTTCCATCAGTACAAGATTCCACAATGTCAGAAATGGCATTCACAGCAGAATCAGTATCCGTACTTTCACTAGCCAACAACAACAATTTTTCCTCTTTCACAAGAAAGGGACGAAATTCAATTTTCTCACCTGATACCGGAAGTGTTGTTGTGAACTTCGGTACTTTTACTGTAGGTATCTTCATATTATCTCCTTAATTATCCACGACCAAATAATCGTGTTCCTGTAGATTTCACTTTATCTTTCAAATCACTACCTAACTTGTTGATATCTGTCTGTGGTATTTTATCAGCAAAAGGTTTCAACTTATCTGTAACTGCCTTGGTGGCTTTGTCTGCCATGTCTTGTCCTGAGAGCTTGGGATTGTTCACTGTGGATTCCCAATAGTAGTAGGCAAATGTCACATTCATTCTATGAACACCTACAGCATCATAACCTAATGGCATCACGTTGATGGAACGCGGCCATGCTTCTTTCAAGGTGATGGTGTATACTACTTGCTCTGAGTCTGTGGCTAAATCTAACAATGGAGCAGCAATACCCCGAACTGCACCAAAGGCCTGAGACTTCACTTTATTAAATGTGTTGTCTGCCAAACGCTTGCTTCTTCTGAATACATTGTCAATGGCAACATTTAATCCACGATTACTTGTTGTTATTTTGTCACGCAATCCTAAATCTGCCTGAGTAGGACTCCAGTTAAACAAAGCTTCACCTGGAATGCCTGCGGGAGCTAATGCATGTAATGTGATGTCTCGGACATAGTTTTCATAGAATCCCACTTCATTTCCAGATTCAAAATTGGATACACAACTTTCCATCCATTGTTCCATGATGATTCTTGGGGTGAAGTCTGTATCAATTAAAAATTCCAACGTGATGCTATCACCCATGTAATCGGCGGTTTGAGCGAAGGTTCTACTTAAACCATTTATTCTAAGTTGGCGTGTTCCAATATTTTTACCTGGTAAAGATGCTTGATGACACAACAAAGCTAAATCTCTACCACCCAATCCTATGTTATAAAACTGTGCAAAAAATCGTTCTTGACGAGCAAGATTTTGTGTCTTAACAAACCCAAGAAACTGTTCCAATGTTGGAACTGGAACAGTTGCAGAAGTTTTTACTGCTGGTAGTTGTTGTGGTTCTGGGCGAGGACCGGTCATTAAATTTTACTCCGTGAATTCCTGAACACATTGGTTCTTGAGGATTTTTCAAAATTGTCTATTGGTAATAGAATGGTTTTTCTCCAATCTTTCGGATACACTTTCAATAATCGTGAGCCCATCTGACTATACAAATACCTTTTCACTGAAGTATTGACACCAGGAAAACGTGAGGCATTATTTAACAATCTCCAGGTCAAACTCATTCTTGAGGTGTTTGTTAGTGGTTGAGAAGTAGTTAAATCTATCATTTTATCTAACAGAGCAGTTCGAAGCATTGGTGATAGATAATGAAAGTTCAATCCATAAAAACCATCTGATACAATTCTGAATGGAACTACCACAGGTACTGTGTCATAGTATGGGAGAACATCAGCCAATTTCGGGTCATAGGAAAATACATACATGCTTCCTACTTGAGCTGAACCTGTAAACTCACCAATTTCACTTTGTAAAGTTTTGCTTCCTTTTCCAGAACCAAGCCGTTTAACCATGTCTTGATACCACCGTTCAGTTCCTCCCGGTGTTTCACGTTGACGATTTGTTTCTGACTGGTTAGGAGGCATAAATGGTAAAATTGAGTACTTGACTACTACTTGACAACGTGTTAAACTTACTATGTCCGGAATGAAGTTAAAAACTACTTACTATTTATAGTAGTTCCTAAATCCTTCTCTGTAACAAGCATGAATTCCCATCCGTGCTGAGAAGCAAATCTCCGGGCCGCACTCCATTTTGCGTTGTTTACACCCCATTGCTTTACTTCGGAAATAAATCTCTGTGTTTTTCTTTGAGGAACTTGTGGAGGGACCGTGAATCTATACGGTTTCACTTCCACAAGATATTTTTTTCTTCTCCCAGTTTTTTCCATGACTTCTATGTAGAAGTCCACAAAATATCTATGAACTAGATTGTCCATGGGACTTATATAGGGAATCACAATTTCTTCACTGGCCCATTTCAATACCGAATCACTGGTATCACACCATTTCATGAACTTCAATTCATAACTGCTTCGATATATGATTTCCATGGGATCCCCAACATATTTCTGAGGATTTTTTGGTATGAATCTTCCTTTATACGTATCTTTGGTGTAAGCCATATAAATATCTGTAAAGTCTTTCAAGGAAATTATTTATGCCTATAGACGGAAAACGTCCCCCTAATTCACGAAACTTCACAGCAGGGGCCAATCCTTTCGGAAGAACTGACCCTGCAGAAGGTGAAAGTGTTGCCACTGCCAAGTTGAAAAATGCTGGGTTAGAGGTGTATCGTTATCCAACTGAAGTGGGAAGCATTCAATATCCCCATTTTGTGATGTTTTACATCAGCAAGCGAGATGGTGACAGAAGTGCTACAGAACAAGCAGCACCCCGAGGATCCACACCTGTGGATTTTTCCAGACAGAATCGCCCAGAACAAAAAGCTGGTCCATTGACTATTGCGGCACTGAGTGCAATTGCAGGTGCTGAAGCATTGGCTGATGTGGTAGACAAGGGTAGTAACATTTTAAATAAAGGTGGAATCCCATCACAAGTCACGCGCAAAGTTGAAGTGGCGGGAGCTGTCACTGGAGCCGTGGCCGGTGGAGCAGCAGGTGCCGTGTTGGCCAACAACCGTGACAAAGTGACATTGAAAACCGCCATTGCATTATATTTGAACAACAAACCTTCAGTGTCATACACAGCCAATTGGCAAGACACAGAACTGGGTGTGTTGGGTGGAGCTCCAGAAATTGCATCTGATTTGAAAGAAGTGTTCACTGGTAGAGAAGGTGAAGGTGCCATTTCTGGAAGAATTGATGCTGCCAAAGAAACATTGGTGGGATTGGGAGCTGCCACAGCTGCCTTAGGTATTAAAAATGCCAATGATAGTGTTCTTGGAAAGTTTGGTGATGCAGCAGGTCTTATCAGTTCTGCAACAGGACAAGCTGTGAATCCCTACAAGGCACAATTGTTTAAAAGCATGGGATTCAGAACCTTCAGTTTCGATTATACATTTCTTCCTAAAAATGTGGCAGAACTTACTCAAATACAAAACATCATTAAAACATTTAGAAAATACATGCACCCCAAGCAAGGAACTGATAAGTTTTTCTTAAGTTATCCTGCTGAGTTCAACATTGAATATCATTACAGAGAAAATGGAAGAAACACCTATCTACCGCAAATCAGTAGTTGCGCCTTAACCAATTTAAAGATTGAGTATGGTGGTAGCGATTTCGTCACCTTTAAAGGCACCAGTGGTGCACCTGCAGAAATTCCCATGCCACTTTCATTCACAGAACTAGAAGTTCTTACAGAAGAACG